GATGATTATCTCCGCAGTGCGGTATTGCGTGGGGAGGCGCACATACATAGTCGGAGAATGCGTTGATTGGATACTGGCTAATTGGCGCGACTGGCCAGAGAATGTAAAAACAATCATACAGCGCGACATAGAGCAGGAGTTTGATAGGGACGTACAGAATCCAAATTGGAAGCCGATTGGCGATGACTGCGACAAGCGGGAGTGGGAAAAGGTAAGGGCTTTGTGGAGGAATAATGACGTTTGAAGAATGGTGGAAAAAACAAACGAGTCTTATGGCGCTGGATGCTGGGGACAGATTCATTTCGGAAGGAGCATGGCAAGCCGCGCAAGAAGCGTGCAAGAAACATCTAGACGACGAACTGACGGCGGCTTTTATGATGGGATATCAGGCAGCAAAGAATGATTATGGGAGGAAGGATGGCTAATTTCGATCAGTGGTGGAATAATGATGAATCTATTCAAGATAATGCTGATACACTCAAGCAGCGTAATTACTTGATTGATCAAGTGCATCACATTGCACAGTCAATTGATAACGAAATGCCGGACATGGCACTAATGAAGATCAGACAAACGATGGGGGTGATTAAGGAATGGAAGACTCAATAAGCGGAGAGCAGTTGTTTATATCGCTTACTATTATTGCAGTATTGGTTGCGTTTGCAATGCTGTTGGTAATGAAAGCAACTGATGACGATAACTATAGATAATAGGATAAGAGCAATGAGCGAATCATTTCAGACATTAGAATTAAAGGTCCTCCGATGGGCAGAGGCGAGAAAGATCATTCCTAACAGCAACCCGTTAGCTCAGGCTATAAAGACGACGGAAGAGGTGGCCGAGCTTCTGAAGGCGTTAAGCAAGGGTGATAGAGAAGAAGCAAAGGATGCCTACGCGGATATCCTTATAACGATGATCATAGGGGCTGACTTCCTGAACCTTAACATGCTAGAGTGTCTTGATCACGCTTACGGCGTGATCAAGGACAGAAAGGGATACTTAACCAGTGATGGTATCTTTGTGAAGGAGGAAAAATGAGCTTAATAGACTACGTTATTGTGGCGGTCGTTTTCTTGGTGATACTGTTGTCCCTCGGCATGGCAGATGATGAGAATAGATTTGCGCAAGAGTGTATAGCAAAAGGCGGAGTGCCAAGTAAGTATTCCACGATGATAGGTAATACCTCTCGGAGTGAGAGGCTATGTATTAAGAAAGACAACGTAATAGAGGTGGAAGAATGAGCATTAAAGATGGAGGTCCAGCGTTCCCGTGTGAACAGGGGCGCGAACCATGTGGCACATGGAACCAGACATTTGACAGCGGCATGACCTTGCGTGATTACTTTGCGGCTAAGGCGATGCAGGGGATTATTATTGCTGCTGGAGACGATCTCCAAAGAGACCCTCACCAACTGGTTGATCCGCTGAAGATATTGGTTAAGTCAGACTTTGGAAGTGATGGCTGGACTCCTGAACTGGATCGAATAGGAGCGCAGATTAGAGACGCGTTGCAAATGCTGGAGGAAGGCAATGAGTAACATATTACTAACAAAAGCCGAGTTTGAAGCTCTGTGCAAGAAGTTTGCTGACAAGTTTAATGCTGACTTAACACCCATGACAAGAGAACGCGATCTTCTGAGACGGGCACTTGATGAGTTAATTGCTCAAGACGACAAACTATGCCTAGAGTTTTGCACATCATTGGCAACTTGGGAGATCCCACCAATAATCCAAGAAATCCGCGATTTCTTAGCCGCCAAGACGGAAGCGGAACCTGTTGCGTGGATAGTTGAAACAGAACTACAGGATGGGTCTTACAGCCGTTGGGTTTGTATGGACAAGAAAAGATATCAAGAGCATCACGATAGCCCTAATCCAATTATCCCTCTCTACACCAGACCCGAACCAGAATGAAAACAACTATCCACATAGAAAAGCTGGTCGATGAGCGGATCATGCGCAGAGCTTGCGACATGACACGCAAGCCCGGCATGAAGCCTAGCGAGATGACGCTAGAGAAGATATACAGATGCGAACACTCACCCGCAAGGACGCAAACATTCTGGATCGAGTTGCAGAACATCTATACATTGGTTAGTGTACACTTGGTGAGGCATAATGTCGGCGTGAGCCACTTTGTAGAATCTAACAGGAAGGATCGCGGAGGCAATGGTGAGGAAACTCGGTATACACCCGTGAATCATGGAATGTTTATCAACGCTCAGGCAGCGATAAACATGAGCCTGAAGCGATTGTGTTATGCTTCTGCTCCTGAGACTGTTTCAGTGTGGATGAAGCTGAAGAAAGCAATGAAGAAGGTTGACCCAGCCTTATCAGATCACATGGTTCCGGTTTGTGTGTACAGAAATGGGATATGTCCTGAGCTGAAAGAGTGTAAGCCGGGACTCGCAAAGGTTATGAGGGCTTACGGGAGATAATAATACATAAAGCAATGAGCAATAAACAAGAGTTCGGATATAAGCATGATGACAACAAGGTGATGGCATCATTGCTTAAAGATTTCGCACCAGCACTGACCGAAGTAATGAAGGTCGGTACGTTCGGCGCAAAGAAATATACTCGCGGGAATTGGCTGTTAGTTGACAACGCAATAGAAAGATATAATGATGCGATGTGGAGACACTTGCTCAGTGATGGGATTGATGAGGAATCTGGGCTTGATCATTTGTATCATGCAGCGTGGAACATTCTAGCTGTGATTACGCTAATGAAGAGACAGGAAGATGGAATCAAGAAACATAATCCATAAGACTTGCGAGTATTGCGAGTTTTATGACATTATTAGGACTGAGTATCGTTTAGGAAACTGCGCACTGGATCACTTTCAAGAACCTATTGAGGTTTCAGCGGATCATAGTTGCGATCAATGGTTAGAGAGGTCTGATGATGAGTGAACTTTCATGTAGCGTGGGATTTCACATTGATAATCCAGGCGAAGCAAATTCAAAAGAGCGTGTTATGCTGCAATTAACTAGTGATAAATCAGTAACTGCTCATTTGATGAGCGTTAAAGCCGCACGAAATTTAGCGTTGCAGCTATGGATGATGGCTGATCAAGTAGAAGAGGATTATAATGAGTGAAGATAGCAAAGTAGACATAGAGCTTTGATACGGCATTGAATTCACTTACACCTAAAGAGGAAGCGTTTGCTGTGGCCGTTGCGTCAGGAATGAACTATTCTGATGCCTATCGAATCGCTGTTAAAGTAAGGCCAACAACAAAGCCTGAGACAGTCAATCAAGAGGCTTCTAAGATCATGGCAAGGCCCCATGTTCGCACAAGGGTTGGTGAATTGAGGAAACCGATAGCGGAGAAAGCTATGATTACGCTAGAATCGCACATGGAGCGACTAAAAGAGCTTGCTCAGATAGCTTTAGACAACGGGCAAGTGGCAGCGGCTATTAAAGCGGAAGAATTAAGAGGCAAAGCCTCCGGTATTTATGTAGAGAAGAAACAGATCACTGGCTCAGATGGTGGACCGATTCAACACGCTGTTAAGGTGAAGTTTGGCGACTAACAGATTACACCGATTTACGCATTGGATTAAGGCATTGATTTGTGGGGGATGCTGTTTCTGCGAAGCAGTTCCAGCATTAAATAATCCTTGGCCCATTAAGACAAAAGGATCGTGTTGCGATGCTTGCAATAAAAACATAGTTTTATTAGCACGAATGCTGGTGATCATTGACTAGCCTAGAAACAATCGTTAATTTTCCCCCCAAGCTAAAGGGTGTATTCGACCCTTATAGGTACAAGATAGCTTATGGTGGACGAGGATCAGGTAAATCGTGGGCTTTCGCACGCGCTCTGTTGATCCAAGGTGCAGAGCATACAATGCGCGTCCTTTGTGCACGTGAGGTACAGAAGTCTATCAAGCAATCCGTTCACACTCTCTTAGTCGATCAGATACAAGCATTAGAGCTTGGTTACTTCTACACAGTCACAGAATCTGAAATAAGAGGATTGAACGGTACAACCTTCTCCTTTGCTGGCCTAGCAACCCACACTGTTGAATCTATCAAGTCCTTTGAAGGCTGTGATAGATGCTGGATCGAAGAAGCACAGACAGTCTCTAAAAAGTCTTGGGATATCTTGATCCCCACTATCCGTAAGCCTGACTCTGAAATCTGGGTTAGCATGAATCCAGACCTTGATACAGATGATACTTACGTCCGGTTTGTCGTCAACAAACCGGACGATTCATTGCTGCTCAAGATCAACTGGTCAGATAATCCCTGGTTCCCTGAGGTCCTCGACAAAGAGCGTTTACACTGTAAGGCTCATAACCCCAAGGACTATGACAATATATGGGAAGGTAAGCCTAAAACAGTCGTTGACGGGGCTATCTATGCTGACGAGTACCAAGCATTGATTGATGACCATAGAATTACTCGCGTATCACATGATCCAGTCCTGAAGACTCATTGCGTGTTTGACTTGGGATGGAATGACGCAATGACTATTATCATGGTGCAAAAGTCTGGATCAGAAGCCCGCATCATTGACTATATCGAGGAAACGCATCAGACGCTCGATTGGTACAGCAACACACTAAAACAGCGCCCCTATAACTGGGGTAAGGTATACTTACCGCATGATGCTGTCAGCAAGGACTATCGTACAGGTAAATCAGCCGCAGAGATTATGACTCAGCTAGGATGGTCTGTTGAGGTGATTCCGATTGGTGATGTAGAGCATGGTATACGCTTGAGTAGGTTACTATTCCCGCGTGTATGGATGGACAAAGAGAAAACAGCACGATTACAGGAGTGCCTAAAGCGTTATAGACGCTCGATCAATGCTACAACAAACCAACCGACTAGCCCGTTACATGATGAATATAGTCACGGTGCTGACGCATTCAGGTATCTAGCCACCGCCATAGATTCTATGCGCAATGATAATATCCAGCGCAAACGTCATCCGGACGCTGGCCCGGGTACGTGGATGGTGTGATAGAGCAGCAGAGATTAAATATCAACCCTACAGGATTCAGTATGGATAATTTTAAAGGCAATCTTGATAGCATTGGCGACACGGATCAAAACGACGCAGAGCAAAAATTGCTCAAGGAAATCAGAGAGCGATTTAACTTAGCGTCTGAGTTTTCGTCTGTCAATCGTCAAGAGATGCTTGATGATATTAGGTTTGCCAGACTAGGGGACCAGTGGGCCGAATACGCGAAATATGACCGTAATCGCCCCGGTAAAGAGCGGCCCATGCTAGTAGTCAATCGGCTATTGCAGTTCCGTGATCGTGTCGTCAATGAAATCCGGCAGAATACCCCAAGCATTCGCATTCGGCCAGCGTCTAGCGGCGCTGACCAAGAAACAGCAGAAGTCTTGATGGGGCTGGTTCATCACATACAGGATAATAGTAATGCAGCCATCGCGTATGACACAGCCGTAGAGTGGCAGGTTGACACTGGCCTTGGTTATATCCGAGTCCGTAACGATTGGTCCAGTGATACTAGCTTCGATCAAGAAATATATATCGACCGCATTCCTGATCCGTTCAAGGTCTATTATGACCCGCATAGCAAGTCACCAGATGGCTCAGACGCTTGCTGGGCGATCATAGCTGAAGAGATACCGAAAGATGAGTTTAGGCGCTTATATCCAGACGTAGACGAGACTAACTTCGATGCGGCTGGCAATGGTGATATGCAGGGCTGGTACACAAAGGACAGTGTACGCATTGCGGAATATTACTGGATAGATCATGAGCCAGCAGAGATACAAGACCCAGAATCAGGCCAGACGCGCTCCACATTCGTCAAGCGGTGCATGTGGGCTAAGTGCATTGGTGATAAGGTGCTGGAACAGACCGAGGTGCCTACTAAATACATTCCCATTGTGCCCGTTGTTGGACATGAGGTGTGGCTGCAAGGTAAGTGTTACCGCTCCGGCCTTGTACGCAATGCTAAGGACGCTCAGAGGCTCTACAACTACTATCTTTCAGCCAATGCAGAGAATGTAGCGCTAGCGCCCAAAGCGCCTTTTGTCGGGGTTGCTGGACAGTTTGAGAGTGATCCCAATTGGGGACGCGCTAATAAAGAGTCTCTCGCCTATCTTGAGTATGATCCCGTTAGCATTGCTGGTACACCTGTAGGCCCCCCACAACGCGCCATGCCCCCGCAGGCTAGCCCAGCCATCATGCAAGCTCTGCAACTCGCAGAGAATGACATCATGCAGTCAATGGGCATCTATCAGCCCAGCTTAGGTGGTGAGTCTAACGAAACCTCGGGACGCGCTTTGTTGCTACGCCAGAAGCAGTCCGAAGTCGGCAACTTCCATTATCAAGATAACCTGAATCGCTCCATTCGGCAGGTCGGTAGAATCGTTCTTGACATGACCCCCAAGGTTTATGACAGAGCTAGAGTCCTGCGCATATTGGGTGAGGACGGTACTCCACGTGAGGTACAGATTGACCCTAATCAACAGCAGGCCTCAACGGGCACTGATAATCCTGAGATAGATAGTATCTATAATCTCAGTCTAGGCGAGTATGACGTGGTGTGTGATGCTGGTCCTAGCTACGCTACAAAGCGCGATGAAGCGGCTAATATGATGCTAGCCCTCACAGAGTCTAACCCGCAGCTATTCCAGACCGTCGGGGACCTGATGATGAAGAACATGGACTGGCCTGGAGCAGAGGAAATCTCCAAGCGTTTGAAAATGCTGTTACCACCTGAATTACAGCCAACAGCACAAGGAGAAAAGGTTGATCCTAGCGTTATTCAGGCTCAGCGCATGATGGATCAGATGGCTAGCCAAATGGAGCAAATGAGTCAGGAACTCCAGTATTTGCGTGATGAGCGGATACTGGCCATCCAAGACAAGGAACGTGAATGGTTTGATAGTCAGACTAAGCGAATGCAAGCAGAGGCCGGACTGATGACGCAAACCACAGGATTGGAGCAGCTAATTCAGGCCAATCTGATTAAGATGCTGGGTCAAACTACCCCCACATTCGCGGAGGAAGACGCTCAATTCGAGCAGTTAGAGCAACAGGCCATGCAATCCGCTATGCAAGCCCCACCAGAGCCACCACAAGGCGCACCACAAGGCGCTACACGTGGACCCGGGGCAATGACACGGAAACCAGATACCGCCGCGCTAACGGGCGCACAGAAGCCAGAACAACAACAGTAAGAGGCATATATGAGCGATGACATTATCGAAAGCACAGCAGAAGCAATTGTTGACAATGTACCTGCCGAACTCACCGATGAAAACCCGGTGGAAGTGGAGGACGCTGGACAACCGGAAGGTGAGGAAGTTCCTGAGCCTAAGGCCGAAAAAGACCCTTGGTATAAGCGCAGGATCGACGAGCTAACGCGAGACAAGCATGAGGCCCGCAGACAGGCCGAGAGGCTTGAAAAGGTTTTGGAGCAACAAGAGCATCTATTGCGCCAATTCTCGCAAAATAACGCACCACAGGCGGTCCAAGGCCCTGTTGCACCAAACGCTGATGATTATGTGGGCGGAGAGTTCGATCCCCGCTATATGCGGGACATGATGGCGTACACACGCGAATCAGCCAAGATGGAGGCTATCGAGGCTGTTAAGCAAGAGCAACAGGAAACCATGCAGCGTCAGGCTTTAGCCGAGCAACAGCGTAAGCTGGAGACGGCAGAGGCCGCTGCGAGAGCCAGATACAGCGATTATGACGGGGTGATTGAACAAATTACGTCTGATCCTATGCTCGCGCAGAATCAGACCATTCGACAAGCGCTGCTGGGCTTGGATAATGGACCTGAAATCGCGTATACACTTGGAAAAAACCTCGATGTTGCGTATGAAATAGCGAACATGCACCCCATACAGGCTGGAATGAGGCTGGCCGAGATAATCAACCGCGCACCACGCAAGATTAGCAACACGCCCACGCCGATCAAGCCTATCTCTGTGGTAGGAAACACGCCGGGGAATGCTAAAGACTACTCCCAAATGAGTACAGAAGAGTACATTGCAGCGCGTAATGCTGAGGACATGGCGGCACGTCAAGCCAGATATAAGCGGTAGGCTATGTTAATGTAAACCGCCTCCCACAAGGAGGTGTGTTTATTGCTCTACCTCTAAGGCGCTATGAAACACTAGCGCCCTTTTTGATTTTGTGATATAAAGCCATCACCAGTGATTCATTTAGCCGTGAATCATTGCGGCAAAGTCAGACAATTCGAGGGATTGGCTCCCGTCTGAACGAAATAAAAGGCTATTCACTTTTATTTTTTTCTTTTGGAGGACGCCAATCATGGCTCAAAATAATCTGCTTACTATTAGCATGATTACCAATGAAGCTCTGCGTATTTTGCAGAATCAACTGGTATTCACACGTGCTGTTTCCCGCCAGTATGACAACAAGTTTGCCATCGAAGGCGCTAAAATCGGTACTACTATCAACTTGCGCAAACCCCCGCGCTATGTTGGTCGTACCGGCCCCGCACTGCAAATCGAATCTTCCGTCGAAACCTATGTACCGCTGACACTGGAAACCCAGTTTGGTGTGGACATGGCTTTCACTACTCAAGATTTGACGATGAACATTTCCGATTTTGCGGATCGTTTCATCAAACCCGCTGTTGCAACTATTGCCAACAAGATCGATTTTGATGGTCTTCAGCAGTATGCAAATGTCTTTAATATGGTCGGTACTCCCGGTCAGCTGACTGACGGTGCTACCACCCAAGCTGAAGCAACTGCTGCTATTTTGGCTGCACGTGCACGTCTTAACCAAATGGCGGCACCCGTTGATGAGCAGCGCCACATTGTTGTCGATCCGACTGTTGAAGTGGGTATCGTGTCTGGTTTGACTAATTTGTTTAACCCGCAAGGCACTATCTCTGAAATCTTCAAGAAAGGCGCTCTGGGTGACAACACATTGGGCTTCAACTTCGCAATGGATCAGAACGTAGGTAACTTCACCTCTGGTTCCTTCGTGGTTGGCACTAGCACGATGGCTGTTGCATCACAGGCTGGTGGCACTGTACAGAACAACGCACAAACCGCGTTCACTCTGTCTGCTACCATCACTAACGGTAGGACCCTGACTGCTGGCACTGTATTCACCATTCCCGGTGTATTTGCAGTGAATCCCCAGAATCGTCAGTCTACTGGCTCTCTGGCTAACTTTGTTATCACCGATGCCGTTACCGGTACTGGCTCTGCTCAGAATATCAGCATCTTCCCGACCCCGGTATTCTCTGGCCAGTTCCAGAACGTAACCAGCACCAGCGGCGCTATCCCAGCAGCGAATGCTAGCGTTATCTCTGGCTCTGATGGTGCAAGCTACCCGAACGCTATCGCATTCCACAAAGATGCTTTTGCTCTGGGTACTGCTGACCTTCTATTGCCGCAGGGTGTAGATATGGCTGGTCGTTCATCTGCTGATGGTCTGTCAATTCGTCTGGTTCGTCAGTACGACATTAACAGTGATCAGCTGCCTTGCCGGTTGGATATTCTTTATGGATGGTCAACCATCTATCCTGAACTGGCTTGCCGCATCACGGGTTAATAGGAGAAAATCATGTCTAATCCTGGTCCAAATATTGTAGCTGAGTCACTTACACGTGGCGAAGCTGTTGTAACCGCCACCATTACCCCAGCATCTATTGCTGCTGGTGCTTCTACCGCATTTACTTCCACTGTAAGGGGTGTAGCGGCTGGTGATCACGTTAGCGTTAGTGGCGCTACAGGCGTGGCTGCTTATGCAGTAGCCGCTTATGTATCTGCTGCTAATACGGTTACGATTGTTATCAACAATCCGTCAGCAGGTGCTCTTACCCCTAGTAACAGCACCTATCTAGTGCGCGTAACACGTCCGTTCCCTGTCGCATCCAGTGTCACCACTTTCGGTGTCAACGATCCGATGAACGCAGGCGCTATTCCGCTCTCTAGCTGATCAGCACGTAATGGGGGGCCACAAGCCCCCCATTTCTATAAGCGAATGTTATGGGTAGACCACGCAAAGTGAGACCTGAAGACATGGAGCCACAAGCTCAAGAATTTACATCAGAAATGCCGTTAGAAGCTCCTAAAAGCGCTCCTGAGGCATTTTTGCTATTAGACCCTAGCTCACGTCCTTCTAAACGGTTAATGCGCGTACACAGCGTTACAGAGCGAGACAGGATGTTATCACGTGGATGGGTGCTACATGGGTGAGTTTATCGCCTTGTTGTTCATGGCAAGGGATATCACGCATAGGGAACATCTGAAAACGAAATCCTATGCGCAACACATGGCTCTCGGTGAGTTTTATCCCGCTATCATAGAGTTTGCAGACAAGATAGCCGAGGCTTATCAAGGCTGTGAGGGGAAGCTGATTACCATTCCCCAAATAAAGAATACTGCCAATGGCAGTGTTGATTCTATTTTGAGATCACATTTAGCGTGGATCGAGAAAAATAGAAAAAATCTGAGTGATGAATCATCTATTCAGAATATCGTCGATGAGATCGTGGGGCTATATCAGACCACGCTGTATAAGTTGAAATTCTTATCCTAATGGAGCAATAACAATGCCTGAGAAAATTGAGCTGTCAATCAATGTTGTAAACGCTGTCCTGACCTACCTCGGTAAACAGCCGTTTGAACAGGTTGCACCCCTGATTAACGCGATCCAGCAGGAAGCGTCCCCGCAGATTCCTGCTCCTGCTGTTGCATCTGAAGACGAGTAAACCGTTATGGCAAACATCAAGATTTCCCAGTTACCATCAGCAACTGCTGTAAGTGCAAATGTTGATGTTTTGCCTATCGTGCATACAGGGGTGACTCAAAAAGTCACCCCTGACTTGCTTGTAAACGAAGTATTAAAAGCCCCTGATTATATCGGCTCAGATACGCCAAATGACGCTGATTTTGTTGACGTAGTAATCAGCGGATCACTGACTGCATCACCTGCCAGCAAAAATATCACTCTATCCCCTACTGGTTCAGGACGCATAAACATGCTTCCCGGTGGTGGTATGACGGTAGCTCCTGTGGGCCTAGGCACAATGGACAATGTGGTGATTGGCTCAACCACAGCGCAAAGCGGTGCGTTCACGTCTCTTACGTCATCGAGTGCAACCACGCTTAATGGCACAACCATTCCAGCCTCTAAAACACTGCTGGTAACAACGGACATAGGGTCATCCGTACAAGCGTATGACTTAGACTTGGCTGCGATTGCAGGATTAACCGGCACTAGCGGATTTTTGAAGAAAACCGGCGTTAACTCATGGGCGCTGGATACCGTTATCTCATCCGGTACCGTCACGGACGTTGCATTAACAGCACCTACTGGACTCACAGTGAGCGGTTCCCCTATTACCACGTCTGGAACCCTAGCGATCACATACACGTCTGGTTACTCTCTCCCCACCAATGCCTCCCAAGCTAACTGGGATACAGCCTATGCTGATCGGCTAAAGTGGGATGGCGGTGCGACTGGACTGGTTGCGGCGACTGGTCGCACTAGCCTAGAGTTAGGAACTCTCGCAACGCAGAACGCTAACAGTGTATCTATTACGGGCGGTGCCATTAGTGGTGCATCTGGATCATTCACTACGCTGTCAGCAAGCTCTACCGTCTCCGGTACGGGTTTTAGTAACTACCTCGCCTCGCCTCCGGCTATCGGCGGCTCATCCCCTGCGGCGGGTAACTTCACTAATCTTGGCTATACCGGCACGCTCACGGGCGGTACGGGCGTTATCGCCATCGGCACTAACCAGATTTACAAGGATGCGTCTGGCAACGTGGGGATTGGGACGAGTTCTCCTGCTTATAAGTTGGATTTATCCACATCGTTCGATGGACGTGCTCGGGTTTGGTTTGCTGCGCTCGCTGTTGCCGGCAACAACAGCAACGGAACGGGTTATCAAATTCGCACACCAAGCAGCACAACAGATGGTTTTGTGCTTTCCAACGGCGGCAATTCCACTGAATTTTTGCGTGTTGACTCCTCCGGCAACCTCGGACTGGGAGTTACGCCGAGTGCTTGGAGTGGTGTAAGCAATGTTTTCCAGCTTAAAGGCAATGCTTATGTAGCAAGCACGACCCATGTGCTTAATCACACGGCAAACGCTTTTTTTAATGGATCAAACTGGATTTATACATCCAATAATTTTGCAAGCCAAACCGAACAGGTCAGCGGCCAACACCGATGGTTCACCGCCCCCTCCGGCACAGCAGGGAGTTTAATTAACGGATCAGGAAGTTTCGGCGACCCCAAGATGACCCTGACAGCGGCGGGGGATTTGTTGGTTGGGTATACTGGAACACCGGGACAAAAAGTTTCATGGTCTGGGGCCAATGCAGGCGATAATTCCGTAATATGGTCTAATGTATCTTCTACAACTATCAATTTAGCTACAGTTTTTCCAACGCTTGTAGTTTCTTCCGGGGCCACATTAAGTGTACAAATGCAAATTTGCACAAGCTCCGCACCGGGGGCTGCTAGTTCCTATTTTATTATAGGACTGCGAAATGGCAACTCTACATGGGCGTTTTCTAGCGTTGCTTCTGCAACAACCTCTGGTGTTACTGTTACTGCATCTGGGTCTTCAAATACGATTACTTTGACATTCAGTAGCGGGGGACAGTACGGGCAATGCAAAATAACTGTTATCAGTTCCTAGAGCAATACAGCATAGTATTAACTGATGCTTACCATCGACGGTAAAAAGGTTGATCTGACCAAGCCAGAGACGCTGAACAAAATCTCAATCAAACCGGGTGGTTACGTGGAGCAAAGAAAAAACGGTGTAACGACCCGTGTCAAAAACAAACCCAAACATCAGGAGGATTAACTAATGGCCGATTACAAAGAACAAACCGTCTCAGGCACTTCTTGGCAACGAGCATGGCAGATCACGATTGCAAACACGCTGGGTGGACCGCCGTCTGTTTGCTACAACGAGGAGAGCGTTATCAACCTCAATGACGGGCAGATACGCCAGATGCTGGGCAGTATCAATTACACGGTAGACCCCGAAGGCATCATCGAACTGCGCGATCCAGAAACCTTGGAACTGACCGGCGAAACGATCCCGGTAGCGACGGTGCATGAAGCGCTATTCTCAGACTACATTAACAGGGCGATGGCTCGTGACGATGGGGCTAACCTAGTTCCTCCTGTTGAGCCTGTTGACGCTTAATTATTTTTCAGAGTAAGTATTATGGCTAATCTCGGTCCGTTATATCAGAACCAAACATACAGCAACCTATTACAGATTGATGGGGGGCTAAGCGCTGACCTGAAGAAAGTGCTGGATGGTGATGGTAACGAATCTGGGTTATCTCTAAGCTTTACAGCGGCCAGTATCACGGGTCTAGTATCAGAATCCGCTAATAACCTTTATGGTGGATCTGCCGGTACCATCCCTTATCAGTCATCCTCTAATAACACGGCGTTTACTACGGCTGGCCCCGTTGGATATGTACTGTCTTCTAACGGTACTCTCCCGCCGACATGGGTCAATACTATCCCATTTTCCTCGTTTTCAGCACAGGCCACCAATATCGGTGGCGGTGGCTTGGGTCAACTTCCATATCAGGCTGATCTCAATAGCACCTCGTTTGTTCCTGCTGGTACTCCCGGTCAAGTGCTAGTCTCCGGTGGCCTCTCTGCTCCTTTTTGGAGCAATTCAGTCCCGGCTGCTGGGACAGCCGGTACTGCTAACGCTGTCTTAGGCGGGGTCGCTGGAAACCTCCTGTATCAGTCAGGCGTTAACACCACTAGCTATGTCACCAACGGTCTAAGCGGGCAATATCTGCGCTCTCAGGGCGCTCTAGCGCCTATTTGGGACACTCTAACAGCGAGTGACGTGGGTGCTGTTGCAGCGGATGGCAGTATCGCCATGACCGGCAACCTGAATGTGGGTTCTAACCGGATTCTTAATGTCGCATCCCCCACCATTGGCACTGATGGCGCTAATAAAGCCTATGTGGACGCGGCTGCTACCGGCCTGAAGATCAAGACCGCGTGTCGGGCGGCTACAACGGGCAACATCACCCTTTCTGGTTTGCAAACGGTTGACGGTGTTG